TATTTTCAGACGGCATTTGCACGGGGCTGCTTTACGGATTGGACTGCGTTTCAAAGCCTTGCCCGCTTTAAATTTCGGAGCGGTATGCGCCGGCAGTAAAATGGTTTCGCCTGTTTTGGGATTGCGCCCGTTACGCGCTTCGACTTTGACGGCGCGGAAGGTGCCGAAGCCGGTCAACGCCACTTCTCCGCCGCCCGCCAATTCGTCAATCACGGCGCATTCAAACGCCTGCAACGCGCGGGTAGCTTCTGCTTTGGTCAGGCCGGATTGTTCGGCAATCGCGGCAATCAGTTCGGTTTTATTCATGGTTTACTCCAAGTTTTGAAATGCGGCAAACCGTGCCGCGCGGGTTCAGGTTAATGGATGTTTACTTTGTGTTTCTCTGCGTGCTCTTGCAGTGCGTCCCTCATGGCAAAGGCCATGCGCTGCGCCTCGGTTTGCTGCTGCTTGTCTTTGGGCGGTTGCTCGCCAAAGCAGCTTACTGCCACGCCTTCCGGTACGTCTTCCAATACAATCATTAATTTCGCCATTGTTTTCCTTCCTATTCAGTCAGGCCGCCGAGCTGTTCCAGCAGCTCCGCCAGCATGATTTCCAGCATACTGCACATAATTATTTGTTCGGCGTATGCCTTGCTTTGCGCGTCATCTGCACCTTCGGACTCTTCCAATACCGTATCCAGCCATCTGATACGTTTAAACGTCAGCTCGTCGGTCAATACAAAGGCAATACGGTCGCGCCATACCAAACCCAGCTCCGTAACCGTCATGCCGTTTTGCGCATGGCGCACCACGTCTTCATCAGTCAAATTTTTCAGAGATACGCGTACTTTCGGAGCTACATTGCCCACACCGCGCAGTGCTACATCACAATCCAGCTCGAAGCCGCCGCCGCATTCGCCGAGCAGCAGCCATTCGGTCATCAGGCTGCCCGGCGACTGCTTGGTATGTGGCAATCGGGCTTCCAATCCGCCGAGTGCTTCACGCAGCTTGACCAGCAGGTTTTCCGAACGGTTACGGGAGGCGGTGTCGACCAACAAATATCGTCCGGCAAAAATGCCGTAAATGCGGAAGTGTTGGTCAGTGCGCGCGGCAGCAAATCATCGATAATCTGCCAGCGCAACTCCCCGCGTTCGCGGCGGCCGATTGTGCGCCCTTCATTTCGCTCGATTTTCAGAACTTTATCCGTAAGCAGTGTATTGACGGTACCCGACGGCAATATCTTTTTTCGCGTTTCAGGCAGAATTTCAGACGGCCTTCGGTTTCGTAAACCGCACGGTCAAAATCAAAAGGTACGGGATTACTGAAACCCTCGGAGAACCGATCCAAACCTTGCGGCGGTACAAACCAACTGCCGCCGAGCGATTCTTCCAAATGCCTTGCCTCGGGTTTTTCCAACAAAACAAACGGTGTCAATTGTTTGAACCACATCTCTTACACCTTCGCAATATCTAAATTCATCAATTGATACGCCCCCGCCTCATCGCGTTTGTACACGCGCACAAACGGCTTGCTGGTATGCACTTGCAGGCTGTCGCTCAAAGCCTCCATTGCTTTCTGCCATTTGTGGTCTTCGATGTCCAAACGGCGCAGACCCAGCACGCGGGCGGTGGAGAGGTTGCCTTCTTTATCCACTTGAAATGCCGCGTTAATCAGCGTTTTCAATTCGCTGCGGCTGCCTTCCGTCCATTCGTTGATACACTCGTCAATCAGGGCTTTGGCGGCCAGCAAGCCTTCGTCGAAGACCAGCGTGTCCTGAATCGCCAGATTGACGCGGTATTGGCCGTCGAAGCTGTGCAGGCTGATATTGCCTTTCTTGCCGCCGAGCTTTACGTCGTAGCGGTCGGCGGAAAGCTGCGCGAAGGCGGCAATATCGTCCATTGCCTGCTGTTTGAAATCAGCGATATTTGCCTGTACCGCCTGCGCCTTGCCGACTATTTCCATTACCAGCTCATCGCGCAGCAGGTCGGTTTCTTTGATGTTGGCCAGCGGGATTAAATTGCCCTTGGCGTCTTGTCTGTATTGGCTTAAATCAGTCATGTTGTTTTTCCTTTCGTTGCCTGTTTCAAAACTTCTTTCAAACGGCCTGCCGCTTGGCGGCCTTTTTCCATATCGAGTTTCGGCGGCTCGAGCATTTGGCGCGGTATCAGGCGCGGCGGCAGGTTGCGTATCAGTTCGGCCACATTCGGCCATTCTTCAAAATCGGCCAACATCTTAAAGGCCGTCTGAATGCGTATCCGGTCGAGTTCCTCATTCCATGCTTCGCGCCCGGCGAGCCGCTGCGCCCATCTCGCCGACTACCGCCATATCCGCCGCAGCCGGACGGCCTTTCATGTTTTGCGCCGAAAGCATGGTCAGCCCTTGCGCGATTTCCAGCCGCAGCCAGTCGTTTCCCGCCCATTCCAGCAAAGCCGCCGCGCCTTGCCGCAGCTTGCTGTTTCTTGCTCCTCCTCCGCTCCCTCCTCCGTCATGACGGGAGAGAGTCGGGGCGGGGGCTTGCTGCTGCCAGAATGTGATGTTTTCCAGCAGGAAGCCGTGCGACGACAGAGGCGGGGTCAAGCGGCCTTTGTCGCGGGCTTCGAGGCAGCGGCCGGCCGCCCAAATCCATGCTTCCCTCGGCGCGGGGTAGGCTTTTCTGCCGCGGCTGATTTCCCCCGCCCGTATCATCGGCAGCAGCTCCCCGAGCAGCTTGGCTACACGGGCAAAGCTCAAATCTTTTTCAGACGGCCGAAACAGGGTCAGATACTTGAGCATGGCGCGGGTCAGTTCGTCGGAAATGCCCGTCAGCGCAATCAAGGCTTCGCGTGCGTCGTCATGGGCAATCAATACCTCCAAGCTCATGGCCGCGCCGCAGGCGGGGCAGCGTAGTTTCATGGCTCAATCTCCTTCCAGTAAAACCAGAACCCGATGGTTATGGCCGTGATTGCGTTTTTGGTAATTCGGGGTTTGGTAATAACGTATGGTTTTGACCTGCACATTCTGCCGTTTGGCCAACTGGTAACCGTACCCGTATCAATCAAGTTTTCCCCTTTGTACAGCGCGTAGATTTTGGCTCCCATCTCAAGCCGCCTTTCTCAAATCTTCGCTGCTCAAACAGCGCAATGCCTGAGCCACCACATCGGCTTCTTCTTCCAGGGCATCCGCCGATACCAGCAGCAAAATAAACACCCCCTGCGTATCCGACAGCTCGCAGCATACGCAGCCGCTGCGCTCGCGCCACACTTTGGCCTTAATCCTGCCGTAATCCCGCTCAATCTTCATCACACCCTCCAATCGGCTCATACACCACGCCCGCCATCAATTCGGCCTCATTCATACCGCCGTACACCTTTTCCCAAGCCTCGTGTGCCTCCGCCGCTTCTGCCGCCGCCGCACCCTGCGGGGAGCAGGCAGAAAATATCGCCAACACCGCCAGCCACAGCAGCAGGATATAGGCGGTAATCAATCGTTTCGCGCTCATCACACACCCCGCACCACATCGCCGTCTACCGTATCGAAGCCCAGCTCCGCCGCCTGATTCATCGCCGCAGATACCAAGTTGTTAACCGCCAGCGGATAGAGCAGGCTGTGCAGCTCCGTGCCTTTGCTGCTGCGGCTTTTTACCGTCAGCCGCTCCGCTACAGCGTCGATGGCCGACTGTGCCAGAATTTGGGTAACGTCCGCTCCGGCGCGGGCAAACTTGTGCTTCAGATAACCTTCCAATTTGCCGTCGGTCAGCGGCAGGAGCGTCACCACTTCGCAACGCTGCACCACCTCGGACAGCCGGATTGTTTTCGCTGAGCTTCTGCGCCAGCTCGGTCTGCCCGATTAGCACAATGCCCAACAGCCGCTCGAAGCCCGATTTCAATTCAAAAAAGCGTTTCAGGTGCTTCAGCGTCGGCAGCGGCAGGCCGTGCGCTTCTTCGATTAAGAGCAAATGCTTGTTGCCCGCCTTCGCGCTTTCCTGCAAGGCGCGGTGGATTTGGCGGAAACGCGCTTCGGGGCTGCGTTTCGGGCTGCTGCCCGGCGATACCGCTTCCAAAATCGCTTCGGCAATATGCACCGCCTTGAGCGTTTTGCCTTTCTGGTCGTTGTCTTCCATCGCCAACACATACGGCTCAATCAGCACAATCTGGCGGCCTTCGCGGTTGATGCGGTCTTGCAAATCTTCGCGCAGGGTCGATTTGCCCGCGCCGCTTTCGCCCACCACCGCCACAAAGCCGCCGTGGCAGGCCGTCTGAAACATCGCCTCGCGTACATAGCGCACATCGGGGGTCATAAACACATCATCGGCAGACTGGATTTCATCGTGGAACGGGTCGCGCACCAGCCCGAAATGCTGTTTGGCGGCTTGGTTGATTTTCGCTTTTCGTAGTAACATCTCTTTGTCCTCGCTTTCATTAGGGTGGGCAGGTGCGGCTTCCGGCTCGTTTCTCAGGCTCGCTGGGATGTCCGCACCATTCTTTTCAAAATACTGCTTCAGTTTTTCGCGCAATTCGTTTGCGCCTTTTTTCGGCCAGTTCCCGTGGTTCACCACCGCTACCAACATCGGCTTGCTGCAGCCGATTTCGGCGGCAGCGGCAGCATAGGATTTGCCGATTTGTTTAAACGCTGCTTTCATAAGCTTCCCGTTCTGTGAATTTTCAGACGGCCTGCATTCATCAATTTATCGAACGCCTCGTCCAATCTGCTTGCTTCTATGCCTTGCGGATAGGCCGTCTGAAGCATCCTGACCGCCTGTTTCCAATCGCCGCCCGCGGCTTCGATGCGCGGTTTCAACAGCTTGGCCATTTCCACCTTGGAGAGCACCTGCTCGGCTACTTCCATACGGTTGTATTCCATCTGCGTGCCTTGTTTCGGCAGATACAGCGTATTGCGTGCGGCCAGCGTATCTTCCTGATGTTTGTAGGGGTCGATTTCGCCGTTAAACGGTACGGCCTTACCTTTGCGTTTGGCCGCCGCTTCTTCCAATGTGTCCGCGCCCATCGCCAATTTGTCCAGCTCCTTGGCATGTTGCTGCGCGACGGTATCGATCCGGCCTTTGTATTCCGCCCCGATAACTGCGGCATCGGCTCGGAAGCCCATTTCGTCAAACTCAATCTGCGGTACTGCCTGCCAGATTTCGTTGCCATCGGCATCATAGGTTGCCACCCGTGCGCCGTCGGTTTCCCAAGGGTTCTTGGCCACCAAGAGCTTCTGCCCGACCAATACGCCCCGAATGTCTTTCACGCTGTAATAGCGGCCGCCGAAGCGGATTTCCAAATCGGGCGACACCTTCGCCTCTTTCGGCGTGCTGATGGCCAGCTCCCTGCAATATTCCGCAGGGGGCGCAGAATAAGCTGCTCCGGCCTTGATTTTGTTCCAAGCCTGATAGCGGGTCAGGCCGTGGCGGCTGTGGATTTGCGTGGCGTTGTAGTAGCGCATCCAACGTTCGCCAGCTCGTTCAATTGTCGATGTCGGATACTTCGGTAAAGCGCAGGCCGCTTTCAAACGCCGTTTCCACCAATGTTGTTGGCTTTTTCCACCTGCCCCTTGGCGCGCGGATTGCCCGGCTTGTTAATCTGCACATGCACATCCAGCGATTTACACAGATTTTTGAATGCCGCCGAAGTATTCGCGCTGCCCGGGTCGAGCATCACCATGCGCGGTACGCCGCGAAACGGGTCTTTGGCAATATCTTCTTTGGCCTGCATCATGTAGATGAAAAAGTCGCACAGGTTGGCCGAAGTCTCGCCGCCGAAGTAGTAGCGGGCGACAATCGCGCCGCTGGCGTGGTCGGTGCCGGTGTATCTCCACACACGGTCCTGCTCGATTTTGATGACGTTTTTCGGGCTTGTTTTTGTAAAACTCCTCCTCTTTCATCACCCGCAGCCCCGTGTCTCTGCCTTGGCGCGGCAGGTAGTAGAGTACGCACAAACTCGGGTCGATTTGCCAGCAATGGTTCGGGTGCTCCGACTTCATGCGGTTGACCGGGTCGGGCTGCAAAAGCTGGTCGGGGTGCAGCCGGTATTCGCGCAACGCCCGGATAATGGTCGATTCCGATAAGGGCAGCACTTCGCCCGTTTCTTCGTCAATCCGCGCCGCTTCGATTTTGCCGTTGGCGCGCAGCATTTCCACCGCCTGCCGTACCGCCATCAGCCGCTTGCCGTTGCGCCGCATGGCTTCCATCAGAGCCGACGAAATCAATTTGGCTTCGTCAAGGCTCAGTTCCGACCTGCCCGCATCGCTGCGCCGCTTGCGGCTCGGTTTGACCGCCACCGCCTCCAGCTTGCGGTAGAGCGTGGCCAAAACTCATGCCCAATTCCGCCGCCTGCTGCTTCAAATAGGCCGACTTGTCGCCGCGCCCCAGCGTGTCCGCATGGGTGGCCACAGCAGTAAGCCGCTCGTTTAATGCGGGATTCCATCTCAATCCTCCTGCTTCAACCACTCCGGCATATCGTCCGTCGGCGCATCTTGCGGCAGCGCGAAAGACGAGCGCAGGTTTCGCAATCCAAAATAATCTGATTGATGGTGCCGACCATCTTGGCGCGGTGGTCGATACCGTGCGCCTCCGTATGCGCGTTCATCTGCTCGAACATCTCTTTCAGGCGGCTGACCTGCGAGCGGATGCCCACTTCCAGGCTGGTCAGACGCATGGCAAGCTCGCTGCCCACATCCGCCGCGTCCGGTTCTTTCACGGTTTTTTTGCTTTTTTCCAGCTTCTCCGCCAGCTCGTCGACTTTTTTATTCTTGTCAGCAATGACCTTGTCTTTCGCTTCCGCCGTTTCTCGGCTCTCGCGCAGGGCAGCACGGAGTTCACGCACTGTCATACGGTCGACATCATCCAAAGTCATACCGTTAACTTCTTCACCTTCTGCCAAACCAATCAGCGTCACATCTTCTTCTACCAGCAGTTCCAGCAGCTTGGATTTGCCTAAATCCATCAGCTTTGGGGCTGCTTTCTGCATTTGCGGGGTCGCGAAACGTTGGGTAGCGGCAATTAAACGAGCAGTTTCGTTATGCCCAATACCAAACTGGCTCTTAACAATTTCCATAAATCGGCCATGCTGCGTATGCTCTTTTAAAATAATCAAAGCTCTGCCCAGCTCAAACATCCCTTCCATTGTTTGGCGTACTGCTTGGCGTCCGCGTTCAATCCAGCGTTCTTCGTTATAGGTTTCTCCGTTTCCCCATTGCTCCATCACCATCACGCTGTGCGCAGCTTGGTGGTTTTGGTTAGCAACCACATCCATAACTTCATGTTCGATTACGTCGTTGTTCATTTTTTATCTCCAAATTTCCTTACGTCAGGAAATTTCAAAATCGTTTAGTCCACTTCAACCCGTCTGCCCACTTCGGCAATCTTGCCTTGCAGCCGTTCCTGCTGCCGTCTGAACCGTTCGGCGATTTGTAGGGTTCTGATACTGTATGCAAAATTGCCGTTATCCAATTTGACCACCAAGCCTTCGCTGATTAAATCGTCCAAGTCCCGGCTCACATAGCTGGCCGGAATGCCGAGGCCGTCTGAAATCTCTTTGTTGCTGATACCGATAATCGGGTGGGCTTCCAACGCCTTGAAGACCTTTAAAATCCGAATGCCTTTACTGCTTGCCATCTTCTGCTCCTATTTCAAACCCAGCTTGCGGGCGATTTCAAAACCCCGTCCATATTTGGCTTTGTTTTGCCCACCAATAACCAAGTAAACCTCACGCGGCTGATAGCCGTTCTCTCGTGCCCACTGAGCCAGCGTTTTGCCGTTCTTGGCAAAATTTTCTTTTAACTGCTGCTCGGAAAGTATCTTTTTTTCTGGTGGTCTTATTACCCATGCCTGACGCCTAAATCGAAAATAACGTGCTTTAACTAATTTAAATTTCATATTTGGCTCCTGCTTTATACAGACTCTTTTAACCCGAGCTTTACCGCTGCCTCATGGCTTTGACCGTAGTTTCCTTTGAGTTTGCCCCGTAGTAGGTGCTCTACGACAGTACGCTCAAAACCGAAATAACGTGCCCAATGAGCTTTACATACACCGTGTTTCCGAAACCACGCAGCCGCCGTCTCAGGCGTTTGCGGATAGGGAAGTGGCTTAAAATCAATTGCTTGTCTTCTCATAAGTTAGTGTCTTTCTGTGATAGAATGATTACGCATTTCAAATACCGAAAGGCAGGGTAAGAAGCTGTTACAAGATAGGTGCGCTTAACCATTGTTTAGCCCCTTGTGTGCCTGTTTGGTTTAATTTGTGCTGATATGTGTATATTATACGAACAAATGAGTATATTGCAACAGGAAAATGAACAAATGAGTGTAAATATCCGCCTGAAAGAAATTTTGAAAATTAAAAACTTGAAAATAAAAGATTTTTCTGAAATGACAGGATTGGTATATCGTACTGCTCAGAATTATGTAAGTGGGGAGCGTAAGCCTGATACAGAGGGTTTATTTAAAATAAGCACTCATTTGGGTGTAAATTTGAACTGGTTAATTGCAGGCATTGGAGAGCCGTTTATTGCAGACGAACAACTGGGCACGCGATATGCTGCGAGATTCTCTTCTTTGCAGGTAAATACATTACAAGAACCCAAAGCTGCTTATGGCCGCAAAGCTGAAGAAGAAAAAGTAGCTTTAAGCGATGAGGATCTGGAGTTGCTGAAGTTGTTCAACGAAGCTGCTGATAAAGACAGAGAGATGATTTTGTATATGGCCCGTAGGGCAGAGAAAAAACCCGAAGATTCTGAAGTTCACAAGGCGGGATAATCGGTTATGAAATATTCATTGTTGATTTTATTGGCAGTTTCATCATTCGCAGCAGCGCAGGATATTCATTGCCGGGTTGTCGGTATTGCCGACGGCGATACACTGACTTGTTTGACAGATACACGCAAACAGCTCAAAGTGAGGTTGAACCAGATTGATGCCCCCGAGCGCGGGCAGGCTTTTGGTAGTGCTGCCCGTAAAAAGCTGTCCAGGTGGGTACATGGGCAATACGTTACACTTAAAACCGATGGCGCAGATAAATATGGCCGCACATTGGCAGAGGTATTTTCCGGTGGTCTGAATATCAATAAGGAGATGGTTAAATCAGGCTACGCATGGGCTTATCGGAAATATGTCAGAGACACGGAATATATCCGCTTGGAAGAGCGGGCAAGAGCTGCCAGCCTTGGCCTTTGGTCTGAACCCAATCCGATTTATCCCAGCGAGTTCAGAAACGGCAAGAAAGCGGGAATGGTCACCCAACAGATTAAACCGTCTTATGCCATGCCTAAAACAGGCGGGAAGTTTACCTGTTCGGGGAAAACGCTTCTGTAAAGAGATGAGCTCCTGCTCTGAAGCGAAATTTTATTTGAATAAATGCGGCGTTCGCCGTCTTGATAGGGACGGTGACGGTATTCCCTGTGAAAGTATTTGCTGATTTGTAAGACAGCCTGAAACCAAACATTTCAGGCTGTTTTTTTTATTTTTTTGCTTGCTTTATTTTATAAGATATACTATAATTCATTTCATGGATTAGGAAATAAGAAACCCGCCGTTGGGAGCGGCGGGAATCGAAAAAGAAAGGAGGTGATGAAGATGATTAAAATCCTAATCTTAGTGATTTTATTAGTTCTCTCTAGCAAAGCGTACTAATTAAAACACAAACCGGGGCGGTGGTAACACCGCCTCATCTCCCGAACTTTCTTAAAACATTTATACCACAAAGGATTTCCAATGGCAAATCTAACCGACCACAGCCGCCGCCTGCGCGCCCAAACTGCTGCCGAATTTAACAGAGAGAAGCTGGAAAGCGGAGAATACCGTCAGTTTTTGATTAAAGGCCATGCCGCCGATTTGGATTTGATTGACGAAGCCGTCAAACTGGCAGGCGGTAGCCGGACCCAAGCCTTAAAAGCCATTTGTGAGTTCTATCTGTCTCATGTCCAAAAGTAATTTTTAAAGCCGTTTAAAATCCTTTCAAACAGCCTTTTGCCAAAATCCCTGTAACCGATTATTCAGTTACAGGGATTTTTTTCATGTCTATCAAAACCGAGCTGCCGTGGGTGGCGGAAGCCCGCCGCCATATCGGCCTTGCCGAGATTCCCGGTAAAAAACACAACCCGACCATCATCAACTGGTTAGCCGCTTTAAATGCGTGGTGGCGCGATGACGAAACGCCTTGGTGCGGTACGTTTGTGGCGCATTGCTGCCGCAGCACGGGCCGCGGACTGCCCAAGCATTGGTACCGTGCCAAGGCATGGGCAGAGGCAGGCACGCGCTTAAAGCAACCGGCCTATGGCTGCATCGTGGTGTTAGAACGCCAGGGCGGCGGTCATGTGGGCTTTGTGGTCGGTCAGGACGCCCAAGGCAACCTGATGGTGCTGGGCGGCAATCAGGGTAATAAGGTCAGCATTGCCAAATTCCCGCGCAGCCGCGTTACGGCCTATGTGTGGCCGTCCGAAAAAGGCGCGCCGCGCCACCCGCTCGACAGTCGGTACAAGCTGCCGCGACTGAATTTGGCAGGCGGCTTTTCTAAAAATGAAGCATAAGGCCGTTTGAAAAAATGAAACTTTGGTTAATCGATATTATTCACGCCGTTGACGTCATTTGTAACGGCTATCTTTGGCTGTATGTCATCGCTTTCGTTTTCCGGATGTTTTTTCTGAAAAACCATTTTCTGATTTTAGTGCGCCGCAAATGGGATTTTAGCGATACGTTGATGATTGTTGCGTTGCTCGGTGTGGTGTTTATTCCGAGCGAAGCGGCTTTGAAATCGATGCTGGGGGTGTAAATGAAACTGCTTAAATGGCTCTCCGGCCTGATTGTCAACCCCGCCACCGGGCAAATCTCGCATACCAAGCTGTGGGCAAACGTGGCTGCCGCAGCGATGACCGTCAAATTCGCCCAAACCCCCGAAGCCCCCGAGTGGCTGTGGTGGGCATACGGCGCGATGGTCGGCGGCTACGCCTTAATCAAGCGCGGCATTGCGGCCATTCCCCAAGTGGCGCAAATCAACAAAGGTAAAGACGATGTGGAAAACGCTTAGCCCGGTGTGGCAAACCTTGATTTCAACTTTGCTGCTGGTGGCGGCGGTGTCGGCTCTGTATTTCTGCGGTTATCAGGCTGCGGCAAAACAGGCGGATGCCGATAAAGCCGAAATCATCGCCACTTATCAGGCTTCGGCTCTGGCTGCCGAGCAGCAATACGCGGCCAAGCTCGCCGAAGCCGCCGCCGAAAAGCAAAAGTGGATGGACTTTGCCCAACAGCAAAGCCGTGATCTGGCGGCGGCCTACCAAGAAATCGACCGCCAAGCGGCGCAATTGGAGAAACAGATTGATGAAACGGTACAAAAAGACGGCGGCGGTTTTAACGGCATTGGCTCTGACAGCGTGCGCCTCTACAACCGCGCCCTCGGCCACGCCGATTAAGGTAATCGAAAAGGCGGAAATGCCGCCGGTATCTTCCGAGCTGCTGCTCGTTCACGAACGCCCCGAGCGTCTGGGCGGCGGCTCACCCCAACAACTGTTAGACCACGCCGTACGCCTCGGAGCGTATGTGCAGAAGCTGGAATATCAGGTTTCCGGCTGGCAGGCGTGGTATGAGCAAGAGAACAGCAAATGACCGACATTATCGACAAAGCCGCTGAAAACGAAGCCGTCTTTTTGGCCGAAGCCCTCTATAAGGCCAGGCGGTTTGAAACCGTGGACGCGAGCACGTACGAATGCGAAGACTGCGGCGATACCATTCCCGAAGCGCGGCGGCAGGCCGTCCGGGGCTGCACCCGCTGCGTGCTGTGTCAGGAATATTTCGAACGCGGGTGGCCGTAATGGACAATAAAACCTTTATCAGTATTGAGTTTTGGCAGTTGGTCGGCTTCCTGCTCTCGTTTCTGGGCGTCTGCTGGGGATTCGGCAAAATGCTGCTGGCTCAGTTTCAGGCGCAGCAGGCTGAGCGGCAGAAGCAGTACGAACGCCTGCAGAGCAAAGTGGAGCAGATGGAGCGGACGCTTGGCGAGTTTTCCGCAGCCTTGCCGATGACCTATGTTTTGCGCGAAGACTACATCCGCAACCAAGTGGTGCTGGAAGCCAAAATCGACAAAATCAGCGAGAAGCTGACCGAGATTTACAAGATGGAGAGCCAAAAAAATGATTAGCGAAGAATTGATGGCCAAGCAGCGGCGCGAAGGCATGCGCTGGCAGATTCTTAATACACTGAACAAAGCCCGTCCGCACACCACGGCGGAAACCTTTCTGCTCGACATCATGAATGCGATTTACCCGCAAACCACCGCGCTGGAATTGCGCCAGCAGCTCGACTATCTGGCCGACCGCAAGCTGGTGGACGTGAGCAAAACGCCGCACGGCTTATGGTTTGCCGACTTGACCAGCTTGGGCGTGGACATCGCCGAATACACGGTCGAATGCCGCCCCGGCATCGCCCGACCCGAGAAAGTGTGGGCTTGATATGGCACGCAGAAGTACAGTCGAACAGCTGCCCGAAGCCGTGCGCCACGAGTTTGAACGAAAGCTGGTGGAAAACGGTTTTGCCGATTATCAGGCTTTGGCCGGATGGTTGCAGGCGCAGGGCTACGAAATCAGCCGCTCGGCGGCGCACCGCTACGGGCAGAAAGTAGAAAAGCGGTTCAAATCCATCAAAGCCAGCACCGAAGCGGCGCGGCTGTTGGCGGAAAAAGCCGCCGATGACGACAACAAACTTTCTGCCGCCCTTACGGCGATGATTCAGGACGAATTGTTCAACGCGCTGGTGGAAGTGGGCGAACAAAACGATATGGAAGCCGCCGAGCGGCTGGGCATGATGGCGGCGACCGCCAAAAACATCGCCCCGCTGATTTCCGCCACCACCCGTTTGAAACAGTTTCAGACGGCCCTGCAAGACAAAATGGCACGCAAATTCGCCGAACTGGAAGCCGAATCCGCCAAACAGGGCAGCGGTTTGGATGCGGACACGCTCAAACGCATCCGGCAGGAAGTGTACGGAGTGTTCTCATGACTTCGCCCGCCTTAACCCTCTATCCCTACCAAAAGAAATGGCTGGCGGACGACAGCCGTTTCAAGGTGGGGATGTTTGCCCGTCAGACGGGTAAAACCTTTACCACCACGCTGGAAATCGTGTTGGACTGCTTGGAGGCGGAAGCGCAGGGCAAACGCACGCGCTGGGTGATTCTGTCGCGCGGCGAGCGGCAGGCCAAAGAAGCGATGAACGAAGGCGTGAAACGCCATTTGGAAGCGGCAGGCATGGCCTGCGAGATTTTGCAAGTACCGTTTGATGCCGCCACCAACGCGCTGGAAGTGGTGCTGCCCGGCGGCAGCAAAATCACCGCGCTGCCCGCCAATCCCGACACCGCCCGCGGCTTCTCCGCCAATGTGTTTTTGGACGAATTCGCCTTCCACAAAGACAGCCGCGAGATTTGGAAAGCCCTGTTTCCGGTGATTTCCGCAGGCTGGAAGCTGCGCGTGGTGTCCACGCCCAACGGCAAGGGCAACAAATTCTACGAACTCGTTACCGATGATAAAAATAAAGAGTGGAGCCGCCACATCGTCGACATTTACCAAGCCGTTGCAGACGGCCTGCCGCGCGACACCGCACAACTCAAAGCCGGTCTGAACGACCCCGACGCATGGGCGCAGGAATTCGAGCTGCAATGGCTGGACGAAGCATCGGCTTGGCTCTCTTATGATTTGATTCACGGCGTGGAACACGAACAGGCGGGGCTGCCCGAATACTACGGCGGCAACCCGTGCTTTGTCGGCGCGGACATCGGCATCCGCAACGATTTATTTGTCGTGTGGGTGTTGGAGCAAGTCGGCGATGTGCTGTGGACGCGCGAACTGATTACCCGCCGCCGTGCGAGCTTTGCCGAGCAGGACGCATTACTGGACGATGTGTTCGACCGCTACCGCGTCATCCGCTGCTGCATGGATAAAACCGGCATGGGCGAAAAGCCCGTCGAAGACGCGCAGCGGCGGCACGGCGAAAGCCGCGTGGAAGGCGTGCTGTTTACCTCCGCTTCCAAGCTGGCGATGGCCTCCATCGGTAAAGAAGCGTTTGAAGACAAAAAAATCCGCATTCCGATTAACCAAGAGCTGCGCACCGATTTGCACAAGCTGCAAAAAACCACCTCCGCCACCGGCGCACCGCGTTTTGTGGCCGAAAGCGATGCCAACGGCCACGCCGACCGCACATGGGCGTGTTTCTTGGCATTGAACGCGGCGCATGAAGATACCGGCCCGGTGCGCGTTACCAGCCGCAATGTACGGCGCAGAAGCCGTCTGACCGGAGGATATTAAGATGAGACTGTTCCATTCCTTATTCGGATTGCACACATTCGAGCTAATCGACCAAGTCAGCGTATTTGAAAACGAAAAAGACCGTTTGCCGACCGCACGATGCTTTATTCAACGCTGCCGTGTCTGCGGCAAAATCCGTAAAACAATGATTCGATATTGAGGCCGTCTGCAAATGAAAAAGCCCCATTTCAAACTCAAAACCCCCGCCGGCAAAGTCGCCCTCAATGCCGACAACCTTACCGCCCATATCGCCGCCGCACAACGCTTTATGGGCGTAGGCGGCTTCGGCGGCTGGCTGCCCAATCCCGACCCCGTGTTAAAAAAACTCGATAAAGACATCGCTGTCTATCGCGAACTGCTGTCCGACCCGATTGTCGCCGGCCATGTACGCCGCCGCAAAGCCGCCGTGGCGGGCATGGACTGGCGGCTGGACGATGACAGCGTTGCCCCCAAAACCGCCGAAGCGGTGGCCGCGCTGTTTGACGGTTTGGATTTATACCGCCTCATCAACCAAATCCTTGATGCCGCATTGTTCGGTTACCAGCCGATTGAAGTGGTATGGCGGCAGGATAAGCTGTGGCTGCCGTCCGAAATCGAAGCCAAGCCGCAGGAGTGGTTTCATTTCGACGACGAAGGCCGTCTGCATTTCAGCCGCTATTTTTCAGACGGCAACGAGCCGCTGCCCGACTATAAATTCCTTTGCCCCACGCAAAACGCCAGCTATACCAACCCCTACGGCACGGGCGACTTGGCCAGCGTGTATTGGCCGACCGTGTTCAAGCGCGGCGGTTTGAAATTCTGGGCGGAGTTCGCCGAGAAATTCGGCGCACCGTGGATTATCGGCAAAGAACCGCGCAGCAACACACCTGCCGATACCGACAAACTCTTGGACGCACTCGAACAGCTTATCGGCAACGCTGTGGCCAGCATTCCGAACGATTCCAGCGTCGAAATCAAAGAAGCCGCCGGCAAACAGGGCAGTGCGGACGTGTACGACCGCTTTATCCGCTACTGCCGTTCCGAAATCGCCATCGCGCTGCTCGGCCAAGACCAAACCACCGAAAAAGACACCAACCACGCCAGCGCGACGGCGGGCTTGGAAGTGACCCAAGACATCCGCGACAGCGACTGCCGCATTGTCGAAAGTTGTCTGAACGAACTGATCGGCTGGGTGTGCGACCTGAATTTCGGCACGGACGAGGTGCGGCCTAAGTTCGTCTTGTTTGAAGAATCCGAAGGCGGCAAAGAGCAGGCCGAACGCGACCAAATCCTCACCGCCTGCGGCGTGCGCCTGAGCGAAAGCTATTGGAAGCGTGCCTATAATCTGAGTGATGAAGACATTGCCGTGGTGGGAAATGTGGAAACGCCGGAGCATTCGGACGGCCTGAAAACCGCAACGCCTTTGGATTTTGCCGAAACGGAACACTTCGCCGATGCAGGCATGGTCATCGACACACTTACTCCCGATGCAGGCCGTCTGAACGCGCAGAGCCAAGCCCTGACCGCCGCATTGATGGCCGATTTGCAGCAGGGCGAAACCGCCGAAAACCTGCTCGACCGCTTGGCGGCGGCCTACCCGAATATGGACGACACCGCCTTGCAGGAAGAGTTGGCGCGGCTGATTTTTTTGTCCGAAATGGTCGGCAGGATTGAAGCCGCCGAGGAGCTGGCACGATGAATCCCGAAGACATCAAAGCCGTATTCGGTATGCAGCCCGAAGCCGCCGTCGCCTACCTGAGACAGAAAGGCGTAGCGGTATCGTGGGATTGGCAGGATATGCTGGACGACGCGCATGCCACCGCATTCACCGTTGCCAAAACCGCGGGCATGGATGTGGCCAACGACATATATAGTGCAGTTGTCAAAGCCGCCGAAACAGGTCGGACATTGGAACAATTCAGCCAAGAACTCACGCCCGTCTTGCAGCAAAAAGGCTGGTGGGGACGGCAAGAAGTACCGAACCCCGAAACAGGCGAATTTCAGACGGCCATGCTCGGTAGCCCACACCGCTTAAAAACCATCTATCTGACCAATATGCAGTCGGCCTATATGGCAGGCCGGTATGTTCAAATGAAAGAAGCAGCGGATACCCATCCCTACTGGGAATATATTGCCGTCAACGACAGCCGCACCCGCGAAACCCACCGCCTGCTGCACGGCAGGGTGTATCGCGCGGATGACCCCGTGTGGGACAGCCTTTATCCGCCGCTGGATTACCGCTGCCGCTGCCGCGTGCGCCCTCTATCCGCCGAACGCGGCCGAGACAAAGTGCTGCCCGCTCCCGAACTCGAAACCATTACTGTGGACATCGGCGAAAACCGCTTTACCGGCGAACAACGCCACGCCCGACGCACCGGTATCCGTATCGGCAGGCAGTTCGTCGCACCCAATGCCGGTTTCAATGCCAATCAGGGTAAAACCATGCTCAGCCGCATGGCGCAGGTCGCTGTCGACAAAGCCCAAGCCGTTCATCCCGACATCGCCCGGGTCGCGTTGAAAGAAATGATGAAAAACGAACGTTTTAAAAGCAGCCTGAGCGCAGGTGCATTGGCTTGGGTAACCGAATTGTTGAGAGGTTGAAATGATTGAAATCAGTCTGGACGCAGACAAACTCGAACACGGTTTGAGCCAACTCCTCAAAAACGCCACCGACACCCGCCCCATGATGCGCGGACTCGCCGCCGAAATGGCCAGCCTGACCGAGGACAACTTTGACAGCGAAAGCTGGGGCGGGACAAAATGGAAACAAAGCCGCCGCGCAGCAGCAGAAGGTGGCAAAACCCTGCAAAAAGACGGCCAACTGGCCGCCAGTATCAGCACCCAAACCGGCAACGGCTTCGCCCGTATCGGCAGCAACAAACCCTATGCCGCCATCCACCACATGGGCGGCACGGTAAAAGCCAAAAACAAACCGTATCTGATGGTGCCTGTGGGCAAAGGGTTCAGAAAAGTCAAACAGGTGGATATACCCGCCCGGCCATATCTCCCCATCAACGGAGACGGCCAACTCCAAACCGGAGCCGAACAACGCCTGCTCGACATCGCCCTTAACTCACTTTCGAAGGATGTTTAA